CTCCAAGGCCTAAAATCTGGTCTCGGCCTGCGATGCCGGTCGACTCAATCCACTTGCTATAGGCCCTCGCCCGCAGCTCTTCGGGAGCCTTGCTGTAGCGCTCGGAGGCCTCGAGCAGTGGCATGAGGTACACGTGTCCGACGTAGCGCTGAGACTCCCAGGAGGTCGCAGTTGCGTCTACGATGACCTCCCAGGGCGAGAGAGCTGCGCAGCTCACTCGCTTGAGCGGGTCTGCCCCCATGACCGGCGCCAGCTTGATGAAGCCTGCCGGGTAGATGAGCGCCAGGCGGGTAGCGTCCTCGAGCTGCTCGCGGATTGTGAGCAGGTACTGGTTGGCCGTCGCCTCAGCGACTTCTGCGTTGCCCCTGCCCCTGATGTCTGCCTGCACCTCTACGCTCGGGTTCTTGGCGTAGAGGCTTCCGAGGTACGACTCTACGACTGCGTAGGCCTTGGGGACCTCGGTGCGCAGGATGCCGTCAAGGGTCGGGGCATTCGTCTCGAAGAAGCGGGTCATGTAGAGCGCGCGCATCTCGCGCAGCTCGTCTCGCCTGCCCTGCCAGTAGTTGTCGTGCTGCTGGCAGATTGCCTCGCACTGCTCGGGTGTCAGCATGTGTAGACCTCAGAAGGGCAGGGTGTGCGACCGGATGCGCCGAGCTCGGCTGCGGCTGATTAGGTCATCGATACGGGTGCGTCCCGATTGTAGCGCATGAGTGCGCCAGGATGACGGGATATCGCGCAGGCACCGATAGGCTAACGCCATAGCCATAGCGCTGTCATCATGCCCGCCCTTGGGTGCCTCGGGTGCCACCTTGCCCGGTGGGATGGTGAGGCTGCGAAGCTCCATCCATGTCACTCGGTCCATGACCTTTACTATCTGCAAGCTCTCGCGCAAGGTGTCGAACGCTTCAAGCTTGCTTTGTAGGGTAGTGACCCATGGCCTGCCCTTCGGGTTGCGCCACTGGTAGCGGTAGCCGCAGTGCGTCACCTCGAGCAAGAAGGCATGCCCGTGGTTGTTCGACTCAGCCAACATGAGTGCATCGTTGTAGCGGCTCGCGACCTGGATGCAGCGATGCGCCCAAGCTGCGGGTGTGACTCGGTTGTTCCTCTCGGTGTAGACCGGCTGCATCGTCGAGACCGAGACAACGCAGAGGGCTGAGTAGTCACCGCCAACGCCGCCCCCGATGTCGACGCCCATGACGTAGCGGTCATGCGGGTGCGGTCCCTCGACCTCCCTTCCGTGCGCCTTGCCGTGCAGCTCGTGCTCGATGACGTGCACGTCTTGCAGCACTTCCTCTCCGTAGTAGCCGCCCTCTCGCCCGAGAAAGCAGTCATCGAGGCAGGCCGGGTACTCGCGGCGGAACTTGTAGGGACCGAGGGTAGCGAGGTAGCGACGTCGCCAAGCCAGCTGCCCGTCTGTGAGCTGGTAGGCCTTGGCGAGCTCGGCCTCGCTCTCCGTCAGCTCGAAGCCCTCGGGCACTGGGTCGCTGTACTTCGGCTCTTCCCACCACCAGTGGGTGATGAGATGCCACCCGTTCTCGGGCGCTCCCGCGATGAGCTGGCTGAACCGGTCCCCTGGGTTGTTGGCTGTGCTCTCGAGCATGAGCAGCCCGTCACCTACTGCGCTGAGTGCTTGAGCCAAAAGCTCTTCCTGGTCGGGTGCGAACGCGAACTCAGACAGCAGTGCAGCGATAGGCGAGAAGGAACGCAGGCCTGTTGAGCTCCGCGACGTGAAGGCCTTGAGCGTCGCCTCGGTGTCTGCAAGGCGCAGCTCTCCCTTCGCTCGGGTGTCGAGCTCGCGGCGAAGGATGCTTGGAGGGTGGTGCATCCATCTGCGGTTGTCATCGAGCAGCGCGGTAGCACTCTCTGCCCGTAGCGAGACGAGGGCGAAGAGCGCAGCGGTGGGCGTTGCCGTCCACCGTTGGTGGAGCACGAATTTGCAGGCGGTTGTGGCTGCTACCTGTCTCGCTTTAATGACGAGAATGCGCTTATAGCCTCTCTTTACAGCGTTAAAAATCTTCGTCTGCATCGGCAACGGGTCAAAAGGAACCTCTCGCTTGGTGTCCTTTTCCTGCACTCGATGCAGGCGACAGAACGTGGCAGGGTCGCTTACCAGTCCCCTGACCTGGTCGTGCAGACGTTCAGGGATGCTCGGGGGCATGTAGATGCTCATGCTGCCCCCCATGGGAAGACTCGCTGCCCCCCATCTGAAAGACTTGGCTGGCGGTTTGTCCAAATGACCTCGGCAGAGGTCTTACCGCCTGTCCTGCTCTCGTTTGCTTTGATGGTGGCAAGGCTGCGAAACGGCAGCCAGTCGGCCCCCTGATTCTCGCATACCATCACGAGTCCGCGCCGAGCTTCGCACCACTCTGCTAAGGCTCGAAAGGACTCCGGTTGGTGAGGATAGTAACTGCCTGCCTTGTTGGCATACGGGGGATCGATGTGCCAGGTTGCCTCGATGTCTGGCGCGTCTGAATACTCGCCCTCAATGATGCACCAGTGGCTGACTCTTGATGCTTGGCGCGCACACCGGTCTCTCGCGCGCGCGCCCCAGCCTGACCAGTTGATAGAATCTGCATGACTTCGCGCCCATTTAGAAGGTCGCTTACTTGGTGTGACGGTGCCATTGTTACACCAGAACCCCGCCAGCCACCTGGCCTCTTGTGGCACCCATGCAGGCAGGTCATCCACAGAGCCCCCCTCAGGGATGTCTGGAATGGCCAGCACCTCTGCGGCGCTTGCCTTGATTAGGTATCGCCAGATGCCTGCGATGATGGGCGACCGGTCCACCAGAATCACCTGCTTCCAGTGGTAGCGGCAGCTGTAGCCTGCAGCCCCGGCAAAGGGCTCAATGATGGTGTCATGTTCCGGCGCTGGGTACAGCCGTGCAGCTCGATTCTTCCCGCCGTAATACCGCCAGAAGGGTGCAAGTCCTTTCATGTTGTCCTCTCACAGACAGTCTACCACTCCCCCACGAGCTTGAGCACGTTCTTGAGCTCTTCGACGTCCGGGGTGTCGGTGGCTGTCGCTGCCCGTGCTGCGCTTGCGTCCTTGCTCCACTCGAGGACACGCCAAGCGCTATCGAGTTGCGCTTTGTTCGGTGCCTGCCTCCCCTGCAGTGTGCCCTCGATGCAGGTGATGGCCTCGGGTGCGAGCTTCGCAACCGCTTCAAGAATCTGCTCTGTAGTCATAGGTGTTTGCACGTAGAATCTCCGAGAATGACGTCATAGTGGGCGGGGCAGACCCTGCACTCTTGAGAACCCCCATGGATAGCTCATAGTGCAGGGTGTGGGGGGTTTACAGTTTTTTCTGATTTATTATTTTCTTGGGTATTTATGCTCGGACGCAAACGGGAAGAAGTACCACACCCTGCACTATACCGAGTATGAGCGCATTTACAAGAGTGCAGGGTTTGCCCGGTGCGCTGGGGGCTGTGACACAACTATGACATTGGTGGGACTTGTGGGCCATGTGTCCCAATGGTACAAGTGTCCCACCTGACCCAAGGAGCCCGAATGACCCGCAACGACCTTGCCATTGACGCAGCAGGCATCACGCTCATTGCTGCCCTCCTCTTCCTCGCTATGTCCCTCTGAGGCCTTCATGTCTGACTCACTCCGACACTACTGCACCCCTGGCACTACCCCCACGCAGGGCATGTGCGACGAGCTCCGCAAGCTCGACGTCTACATCGGCGAGGTCGTCGCCGAGATGCGCGACCTAAGCCCTGCAGACCTCTACCTGCGCCTCGAGAGGCTCAACCGGCTTGCCGGCTACACCCTTGCCGAAGTCGCAGACGGTATGACCGCCCTCGAGAAGCTCAGCGCTCTCAAGGTGGCATCGTGAGCACCGCGAGCTTCTTCCGCCCCCGTCTCTCGCTCGAGCTCGAGCACAACATCAAAGCCGCCGCCGCTCTCGCAAAGCTCACTGTGCCCCAGTACTTCGAGCAGGTCATTGCGCCGGTTGTCCTCTCGGACATGAGAGCGCGCATCGAGCGCCAGGCCCTGCAGCGCATGGCAGGTGAGGGATGACCGCCCTCCAGACACCGGCACCCGAACGGGACAGTGCCCGGATGGGCTACGGAAAAGTCTTGGCGATCGACAGCTACTGTGGATGCTGTGCCGATTGGCATGAAGTCACGGTCTTCTCGAAAGGACCCCTCCGAAGAGGGGCCTTGTATCGGCACTACAAGGGGGGCTTGTATGTAGTTCTCGGCTATTCCGGCGGGACGCGAAACCCAGAAGTGGGGGGCCCTGGCTGTCGACCGCGCAGAATCAAGCCTAAACCAATGGTGGTTTACTTGTCCGTCTCTACGGGAGCCACATGGGTACGCGATTTGTCCGAGTGGCATGAAGAGGTCGAAGTGGGGGGCATGAAGATGCCGCGCTTCCAGCACTTCAGTGGGGGTGAGGGATGACCGCCCTCCAGACACCGGCACCCGACGCGCCCGCCGAGGAATGGGTGGGCAGCCTTTGTAGCTTCCCAGCTCGGCGATGGGGCCGGCTTGCGGTCTCGATTCCGGGCTGGCGGTGGATGCCTGGGATGATTGATACTTACCCGTCGTTTCGTTTAGTCGTGGACTATGACCCCGAGCTTGACGATTTGTCCGACAGTGTACCCGACCCCGACGACCCCGCGACCGCTGGTTGTCTGCTGGCGTTGCTCGGACCCTGCGAGGTCGGTCACGATGACACTGACCCCGAGTGTGGTCCGTGGTCGGTCGAGATCCCCGGCGTGTTCCGCATGGGTCCCACCCTCGGACGCGCCTGCATCGCCGCCGCCGCTGCCCTCGGTCGGTGGCCTGGCGGTGACTCGTGACCCGCTTGCGCGCCGACAAGGCCCGGCGAGTGGTGCTCGTTCTGACAGCGCCCGTTTGGGTTCCGGTGGGTGGTGTGCTTCTGGCTGCGTGTTTGGTTGTTGGTGTGTTCGCTCTGTCCGTGATGATCGTGTCAACGCCGTTTGGCGTCTACCAGTGGCTCGTGAAGACGAGCGACTACGCAACCGACCTGCACCCCGCCGCAAAGATGCTCTACAAACTGTTCCCCGAAGACGAAGCAGCCGCTGCCCTCGGTCGGTGGCCGGGAGGTGCCTCGTGACCCGCTCACACTGGCTACTGGTGGCCATGGCCTTGACGCTCGCCCGGTGCAGCTACGACGCCGGACGCCGGCACGGAGTCGAGGCCGGCTACTGGGACTGCGCAGCCGAGCTGGGGGCAGTCGGATGAGGCCTCGCCTGACTCCCTGGTATGCCTTCGGCATTGGCTGGCAGCGCACCCTTCGGCACCCGTATCTTGACGCAGACGTGCAGCCGCGCGGAGAGGTCTGGGTGTACCGCCTGACCCGCTGCGACGGCACGTCGGTAGAGCTCGGCGTTCGGCCTTCGCGGCTTGAGGCAATGGCAGCCGCAACGGCTCGCATGCTCGACGAGCACACCCGCACCCAGCAGGCGGCCTTATGATTACCGAGCAGGCGCTTGAAGCCACTCACACCTGGCGGAGCATCTACGACTCTGCCTGTTGTGCGCAGCAGAAGGTAGTGGTAGCCGACCGAGCTGCCCTTGCGCTCGGCATCTCTCGTCGCAGCCTCATGTGCCGGTGGTCCCGCCTCGGCCTGACGCAGCGCCCTGGGTACGTCCTCGACATTGTGCAGGCCGAGATAGCAGCCGACCTTTTCACCAGTGACCTCGCCATCGCGAAGAAGCACAAGCTGCACGAGCGTGTAGTATGCCGCTCGCGAGCTCGGCTCGGCATTCCGACTGCCCTTGAGCGTCGGCGAGCTGCACTGCGCAAAGAGGTTGCCGAGTACCTCGAGCTCTACCCGGACATCACCGGCACTGACCTGCATGCCGGCATCGTCGCAGACGGGTGGGGATGCGCAATATCCCGAGAGCATGTGCGGGCAGTGATGA